ACGTGTTAAGATGGCCAGTAAAAAGGCTGGTAGACTACAAGTAATACAAATGAAAAATGGTAGCACTATCAACGACATCAAAGCATATTTGCGAGAATATCAAATACAACACAACTTGCATGTAGATGCACTGTTGGTAGATTACTTGGACTTGATGATGCCAATTACTGTTAAAGTAAATCCAAGTGATCAATTTATTAAAGATAAATTTGTTAGTGAAGAGCTACGCAACTTGGCAACTGAACTGGGCATACTGTTTGTAACAGCATCGCAGTTGAACAGAAGTGCAGTTGACGAAATAGAATTTGACCATAGCCATATTGCAGGCGGTATTAGTAAGATCAATACAGCAGATAACTTGATTGGTATCTTCAGCAGTAGAGCTATGCGAGAAAGAGGTAGGGTACAAATACAGTTTATGAAAACACGTAGTAGTAGCGGTGTTGGAAGTAAACTAGATCTCAAGTTTAACATGGACAGTTTGAAAATTGAAGACTTGGATCCAGACGATCAAGAAGATGAAGGTGCAGTAACCAGCATCTATCAAAAACTAAAAACAAAAAGCAGTGTAGCACCAGCAGGTGAAAGTGTTACAGAGAATAACATGGACGCCGATCCAAAAGTTGATGCTACAGATAGATTAAAAAGTTTGTTGAGGAAAAGCGAGTGATCAGATTAGCAACTGAACAAGAATTAGAACACATTAAAAATGATCCAGTTAGACCACATATTAGCAAAGAATGGCGCACACGCAGCGGCAGAGAAGTTTATGTGTTGGAACGTGATGGAGAGATTGCTGCATGTATATGTGTAGCATTCATGGACGAAGTGCCTACTAGCGAAATAGATATGAAGTGGGTAGGATTAAATTGTGCAGTATTTTATACTGTGTGGAGTTATCAGCGAGGAGCAGGAAGGGAAATAGTAAATGGAGTAGCAGAGCGAATCAAACATCAGCGGCCTTGGGTTAAAAGATTTGTTACACTAAGTCCGCTAACAGAGATGGCAAGAAAATTTCATATAAACAATGGTGCTAGATTTGTAGCCAAACACAGCACCTGTCAAAACTTTGAGTATGATGTGCGCTGAAGCAAAGGTGCAGTCGACCTTATCTATATCTATTATATGATTCCGAACAGCAAACACGATGTATAATTTGAGTCATTAATATGAGCCTAGTTGAGCCTGTGTTGTGTGTTTGCATTGCCATTGATGATTTGCTCTTATTTTTAATGGTTGGTCCTATGTTGAGAATCAATTTCTCTGCAACTGCCATAAGTGCTTGTCACCAATGCTCCAGCAACAATATTTACTAAATACTACTAAGATGAAGCGTAAAACAAGATCATTATTGGAAGAAATTAATGCTATGTCACCAAAACGTGACAAAAAGCATATTGTTGAGTCAAATGCACAACAAGTGATTGTTACAGCGATAAACTTGATCAATTTGATCAATGAAAGTTTTGATGTTGAAACAGCCGCAGATTTAAACAAGCGTTTGATTAACAGCATAAGAACCAAAGATCCACGTAAGTTTCAAAGAGGAATTGGTAAAGTAAATGAAGATAGCAGACATACTAGGCGGAACTAAGAAACGTAAAAAACGTGGAAGCCGACTAAAGAGAATAAGACAAAGAAGTTTATTTGATAATGCTCCTATTAAAGAAGGCGGCAATATATTCCCCGATAGTGTGAGCTTTGATCACAAAATAATTCCTCAAATTATGAAAACTGTAAACAGTGTATTACAAAAAACTGGCAGTACTGCTATTCCAATTGGCAGTGGAGCAACTCCAACTCCTGGCAAAGTAAGTGGAGACTTGGATATGATTGTTGATGTAGATCAACTCAAGCAACACTTTAATATGGAAGATCAGCCAGACAAAGTTATTAGACAAAAGCTACGTCAAGTATTTGATTTAGCAGGACTTAATACTGGGCAAAGTGGCACCAGTGTACATATCGAAATACCTGTAGGCGACAACACACACCAAGTGGATATTATGGTTGTGCCCAATGCTGATAATGCTGCAAAGTTTCATACACACAGTATTCCACAAGGATCAAAATGGAAAGGTGTGAACAAACAGATTGCACTAGCAAATATTGCCAAGAGCAAAAACATGTTATGGTCACCTTACCAAGGATTGTTTAACAGAGATGCCAATGGTAAAAAAGCAGAACTAATTACTAACAACATTGACGAAGTAGCACGTACACTATTAGGCCCAAATGCCACAGGAAAAGACATTGGCAGTGTGGAACAAATACTAGCCGCATTGGGTAAAGAAGCAGGCGATGCACTACTTGCTGATCTTCGCAATGATCCAAATTGGAAAGAACTTGACTAATGAGAGCCAATCAGTTTTTAACAGAAGCCACACAAAAAGGCAGAGAGTATAATCATTTAGAAGATTTAGTTACATTTGAAGGTAGCAAAGGCGCACTCAAAGCAGCAGAGATACTCACACGCCTAGGTCAAGATTCAAAAGATGTCAGCATCAAATGGGACGGTAATCCAACATTGTTTTGGGGTCGTGAGCCTGACGGTACTTTTGTAATGACTGGTAAAAATGGCTGGGGTAAAAACAAAACAACCAGCAGTGGTGCTTTAGCAGATTTTATTATGAACAGCGGACAAGGCGAAGATTGGCGCAAGGACTTCGCAGGAGACATGGCAAGTGTGTTTGACACATTAGAAGCCAATACACCTGCTGACATGCGTGGATATGTATATGGAGATTTACTGTATACACCACGTAAGCCTTTTGCAAAAACAGAACAAGGTATACAGTTTACACCCAATAAAGTCACATACACAGTTGATCCCAACAGCAAACTAGGACAACGTATAGCAAACAGTAGTGTGGGTATTGTTGCACACACATACCATGACGCATTTGGTGACAAACAAGGTACACCAATCAAAGATACCAACAGTGTTAACAGCAAGGATGTAGTGGTACTAGGGCAAACCTACGTAACACATCAACCTAAAGTTGATACGAGTGCAGTTCAGGATATAGTTAGTACGGCAAATGCGAACGCACAAATAATAAACAATTGGTTAGCGCCGGAACAGGGACTGAGTAGAAAAGATGCAATACTCTATAACTATGTTAACCAAATGACCAAGCAAGGTAAGTTAGACCAACTCAGGACAGGATTTTATGATTGGCTAAAAACCAGCAAGGTCAGCCAAGGACAGCAAGCAAAACTGATGGCAGGAGACGACAAAGGTTTAGATGCTATATTGGATCTTGTGGTAAAGATTCAAACTATTAAAAATAATTTAATTGACCAATTAGACAATGCAGGCAGTGATGTCACAGCAACTACAAAAGGTCAACAAGGCGGTGAAGGATATGTTGCTACTAGAGATAAAATCAAACTAGTACCACGTCATCGCTGGACTCCAAATTAAGGTAAATACTAGTATGGAAAAATATACAGCAAAACAATGGGCAGAGATTGAAGGAGGTCACACTATGAGTGAAGATAAAAAGTCACAGTATGGATTTATCAGTGATCTCAACGAAAGTCGTTTGTTTAGAACCAAGCAACGTGTAGAAGGCAGTAGCAGTAGAGATATGGCGGATCTTGCATTTATGAACATGCTTAGTTTGTATATTATGAGTCATGATTATGATATGGCTCCTGCCGCAAAAGAATATGCTCAGCGCACAATGAAATACGGCAGTAATTTTAACTATCAACAAGGCGGCACTGATTTACACGTAGCACTCGCAAGTCTTAAAAATGGAATGAGCAATGCTGGTGCAAAAAATCAAATGCAAAATTCTAGAGTTAATTTACCAGAAATGCAAATAAGACAGTTCTTAAACAACATGAAACAGGGTAGGACTATATCAAGTCCTGAAACTTTCTTTATGAGATTGGAAAGAGGACTAGACATTCAAAACAGCAACTACAGAAGTATTAGACGATTGGCACAAAATTGGCCTAGACTCAACAACATGCAAAAAAGTTTGGTTATAACAAGAATGAATCAATACTATAGAAATAAAGCACTAAGAAGCGAACTGTACAGTTACATCAGAGACATTGGACGTACACAGGGTCTAATGATTAAAAATGCAGGTAATGCAGAAGCACCACGTATGCGTGGCAGTGACACATTAGCAAAAATAGCAGGTGCAACAGCAGCAATAGCTGGAGGTTACGCACTGGGCAGAGGTATGATGAAAGGCGCTGTAGGAGATGTGTCCAGTGGACAAAAAACTATATACAAGTCCACTGACAGATGAACTATACTGCCTTTAGTTTGGTTGACATAACACAAACAAATGTAAATCGTAATAACAATTTACAATTTAATCAACAACAGAATCTAAACACACTAGTACAAAGTATAGGACTACGCAGTCAGCCAATTAACACCAAGGTGAAGGTATTAATGGCACAAGATGTAGTTGATTATGGCTTTGGAAAACAGTATCAAGGACTACATACTGTATGGAGATTAGACTTTAGTATAGAGCATAACAATGTCTTCTATAACAACGGCGATAAATTCTATTATTTAAAAAACGACTGTGACGGAGTTGCTATATACACTGGATTAGAAGAAACAGCAGAACTCAATACTAAAACATTTGAAACGTTGGATAACAAATTAGTAAACATATACTTTAAGTTTAACCAAGACGTATCATAAATACACTATAGGCACAAACAAAGGCACAAATAGGCAAATTATATTAGGCAAACATAAAATAGAGGCACCCTGTTTTAACTAAGTCACTAGAAGTGACAGGAAAGCTGAACTATGTCAACCGAGACGACTTCGCTAGAGCGAACAAATTTAGAAGCGCATGTTGATCTTTGTGCAGAAAGGTACAAGGGTTTGGAATCACGACTTGACAACGTCGAGAAGGCAGTTAAGGATCTCCATACAGAGATGCGAACTATGCACGACGAAAACGTAAAGAATCACCAAAGTACCAACAAAATTATGTTAGGCGCAGCCGCCACTGTGACAGCAGGTATACTGTCCACTATCATCGTATTATTGATGAATTAAACTTCCGTATAAATACACATATGAACTTAAATGAATTAGATATCAGTAATGTGGTTGAAGCACAACTAGTATGGGCTCGTAAAGGTCGTAACTTGGTACGCAAGTATCGTTGCACTGTGGGTCAGAGAGCAGGTCGTTTGGTTAGTAAACCAGGTCAATGCGGTGCTCCCATTGATATTAAAAAACGTTTAACACTGAGAAAAACCAAAAGTCGCATGGGCAAACGTATGGCACGTAAAGCACAGCGTACTAAAAAGTTTAATCCAGCAAGTAGAGCACTGAAAAGATTAAACAAGCCGGCGAGGAGACGCTAATGAAGATTATGGACATTATATCTGAGAGCCCAGCAGGGTACGGAATGCAAAAAGGTGTTGCAATGAATAGAAAAGTCAATGCAACAAACATTAACCAAACCAAACGTGCCAACAATAAAAATGCTGATGCAAACAGAGAACTTAACATAGCCAACAAAGCATTAACTAGACGTGCTAGTAGACTGAGCAAGAAAATGGCAACAGGTATGCCTCAGAGAATACTTAATCCACAACCAGCACAGGACACACAGCAATGAAGACTATGGTAACCAAAGGCGGTATTACTGTTTGGCTCAGCAGTAGAGAAAATCAGTTTATACAAGAACACTTCAGTGAAGACAAACTATTAGAAAAACAAAATTTAAATGAACGTGATTGTTATATTGCACAATCACTAGTAACCAAAGGTGTACTGGACAAAGACATCAATAACAAACAAGTAGCATACAAACTTAACACTAACAAAATGGCGAAATGATATGGATCAAAATACCAAAAAAATGTATGATATTCTCAACAAACTCAACAGTGTGGACAGTACTAGTAAAATAGTAGCTGAACGTGCTGAAAGTGATGTTGAATTAGAAATGGCAATCACCCAAAAAGTAACAGAAACTAGTGTTAGTGTACAAAATTATAGAATTGATATTGTATTACAAGAATTTGCAGGTAAACAAAAACGTTTTTATAATGTAGTAGATGGCGATAAAATTATACACAGAGAATTAGGTTTATTTGAAACTGCTATGGGCATTGTAAAAAATCTAATGCTGGGTAAAAGCAGTAGAATACAAGAATTAGTAACACACGACAACAGTTATATGGATAATCTATACGAAGTTTACATGCACAACACTAGAATTAAACGTGGTACAGTTAACGAAGACGTTGCAGTTGCCAAGCTGAGCAAAGCAAAAAGTAAAGTTGCTGAAGCAAAATCAAAAATATTAAAAAGACTATAAATACAATATAAGGAACGGGAATAATATTATGTATCTAAACGATTTAAATAGCGCAAAACACAACGTGGAAAAGCTAAATCGTGTACTAGCAGATACTTTCAATCACGAGATTGATTTATCTGAGATGAGCACGAATGCATTAAAGCGTATGTTGTCAGCTACAACAGCAAAAATTGACACAATTAAAGAGAGTGATCTCAAGTATTGGGAAAATCCACAGTATAACAAACTTGGACTTATCCAACATCAACTTAAAACATATATCAACGAAGTTGCACCAACACGTAAAGACGGTAAAAGAATGAAGACCAAAGAAAGTGTTGTAATGGAAGACGAGCTAGACACAGCTGAAGTTCTTCTTGCTGCAAATGAACTAGTTGACGAACTACAAGGTATGGTAGAAGACGTTGCAGAAATGCAAGTACAAAAACTAATGCCAATTGTAGACGCAATGAAAGAACAAATCAGTTTTGAAATTGCAGAGCAGTATAATTCATCAGCAGACGCTGCACTTGCCGCTCTACTAGATCAAATGAAAGCCGCAAAAGAAGCAATGGAAAATGCTACACTTGCAGCTCAAGGTAAACAACCAAACATGACAGCTCCAACAGACATGGGTGCAGATGATGCAGAAATGGACATGGATGTGGATGTAGACATGGGTGACGACTTTGAAGCAGATCCAGCAGCCGCAGGCGATGACAATCCAGTAGGCAGAGAACTAAAAGGCGAAAGTGCTATCCATAGTATGGAGAAAGGTGCGTTAGCTGAAAAAAAGTATCTAGAGAGTAAAGACAAGCTCTTTAAAATGGTCGAGAGTGGCAAAATGACGCAAGAACATTTTATCAATGTTATCAGTCAACTAGATGAAGCAGATCCATATTTTGGTCAAAACTACAATGACATGCACAACGACAACACACAAAAATTACCACGTGGCGCCGGCATGATAACAAAGCCAAAGTCAAAGCCTCTACGTCCAGTGCCAATGCCAGATATAGGATCAATTATGAAAAAGCGTAAACCATCAGGACTTCGAACCGCAGACCTAAGACCAGGTGATACAGGACACAGTGCTGTGATGAACTTTTTGAAAAGAAAGTCTAACTAGTGTTAATATACGAAGTTATAGTAGAGGATCAAAATAATATTTTGAATGACCTAGAAGAATTAATCACTAGGGCAAAAGCCAATGGCAAATTCAAAATACCAACAAACATGGTACTTGCTAAACTTCGTGCTATGGGTCATAGTATTAGTATTCAAGATCTACTAGACCTATTACCTACAATTACTAGTGTGGGAGCCAGCAATAAAAAAGACATCTCACTGGATACAGCAATACCCCGTTCCAATGCTGAACCAGACAGTGATGTTGTTAGTAAGTTGGCTAAAAAGCAAATGCAAAAGGATGATGAACTGTGACATATTATATTAACAAAACTGAAGCTAGGTCAATGGCGAGAGCAGATCTTACCATTTTCAATGAAACTCAGGCACTTATGAAACAGGTCATCACCGATGCAGGCAATGGTTTGTATCAAACCACAGTTACAGATGCTACCACAATGACTGAAAGCACACCTACAATTACAATTACAGGTTCTGCAAGTGGTCCTACTATCACAGGAACACCCACTGTTATTGTTGCAGGCAGTACAATTACATTAGGTACAACAGGTACAAACCTAAACAGTATTATTGCTGATATCAATGATGCGGCAATAAGTGGCTTAGTGGCAAGTAAAAACGCCAGCAACAACCTTGTGTTAACATATACTGCACCTGCAAGTACAAGCTGGACTGTTACAGTTGGTGCTGGTACAGCTAATACACCACTAGGACTTACTGCACAAACTTATACAGCAACAAATCCAGACAGCGTAACATACTTTAATTGCTGGCAAGGAACTGCAAGTGATCGTGCAAAAACAGATCAAATGAATCAAGTTATAAAATATTTCCAAAACTTAGGATATACCATTGAGCGTCTTAAAAATACTTCTACAGGAAAGACACTTAAATGGGTCATTAGTTATTGACAA